AGGCTTTTATCAAGCCAAGGCAAAACCAAGTCTTGTTGGCGCAATTGATTATGTGTATAAACACTATGAGCGGCGCTGTCAGGTAATAACCCCATTTCGGCTAGTTGATGCCAGTCGGCGGTTTTTGGATCAAGAGGTGCATGCTGGCTTTTATAAACTGCTGCGTGAATCCAAGGATCGTTGGGTTTTTTCATAAAAAATCCATCCTTACAATCCCACCCAGAAACTGCCAACTGATGTATTAAACTTACAAGCGTGTGATGGTAATAGCATCCGCTAGATTGAGTAAAGGCCAGCTGTTTTTGAGATATATTGGTAGTTTGGGGCACAATTAAAATCAACATGCTATTTTCACTGGCCATGTGCCACCACTGAGACAATGTTTTTATAGGATTTATACAGTACTGAAACGCATCATGACACCACAAAATATCAAAAGTACCATTGTTGGTTGGTATAATTTCTTCAAAATCTTGATTCTGAAATACTAAATTGGCGTGCCTAGTAGTTGAGGAAATATTATTTTTAATATCAACCCCGGTACATTTTATGTCCAATGATATCGGATTATCATCTCGGGTGGTTCTAGTTGCCCACCACATTAAATCATCTCCGGTTCCGCATCCTAAATCAACTACAGTGCTAATGCTTTCCATAAAATCATCATATGCGTACAATGCGTCTAATGTTTGAAGACTATGCCTGTGACTTTCTTGACTTGTGGTAAATCTCATATCTGTATGTCTTCCATGCCTGCGGTTCTTAAACGCACAATATGGCCAGACATCCAAGATTTAGAATCCAGTCCTTTCATTATTCCTAGCCATTTGTTACGAAGCAGTGCTACCTCGTTGATAATTGTTTCAAAATCAATAACTTCATCCTCGCCATCGACGTATTTTTCGGCATCTCTACTGGTCAAAGCTCGAGCATAACCTTCTAAATATTTTTGGAAATGGCGACGACGAATTTTTCTAAGTTGGATATTGAGATAATTTAGAACTGCTTCAATTTCTTGTAACTGGTTAAATCTATGTTCTGTAATTCCCGGTAGTGCAGAAATATTTTTTTCTACAATACCACCAATTTTTACATCACGTCTGGCATCCACCAACTCATTTTCATAGTGAGCAATAAAATCTGGGATAGCACCAAGATCAGCTACAATTTTGCTGTACCACATTAGTAGTCGTCTTCCTCGTCCCAAGAATCTTCATCGTCATCTTCATCTTCTTCATCTTCGTGATCTTTGAGATAATGTGCCAGTGCTTTTTTAACTTCGCTATCGTTTTTAAAAGATGATTTAATTTCATCTGCATCAATATCATTGTCAATCAACGTTGAAACTAGTGTTTCGGCAGCATCTGCTCGATCTACAATATTAACATATCGTTTCAGTTCATCCCAAATTTCTTTGCTTAATTCTACGCTCATGTGTTATACAACTCCTTGTTAATGTGTGGAAAGAATTCTTTCCAATTCAATGACCGACGCAAACTTATTTCATCAAGATATTGTTTTAGAAGTTTCATTTCGCTCGGTTTTCCTTCAGGGTACTTATCAAATACCGGCAAAAGATTTGAAAATTTTTCTTTTGACCAACGTTTGTACCACGTATCCTCAGGTATCAACCCTAACGCTGTTTCAAAAAATTGTCTATTTACACTTGCCGGCAATACCTCGGGTGCTAAAAAGCTAGGACGAAACACCCTAGTTCCTTGCAACCCAACTTCCTTTACTTCATTCCATTTATTCCAAAGTTTAATTAATTCAGGCAACGCCGGAATTGTCAAACATGTTAATGCAACATTGATATCTAATTTTATCTCTGGCGTATTTAACAACTGATTAAAGTTTTGTAACCATAATTTACGATCTATTCCGTGTCGTTGAAAATCAACTTCAGAGCCCCAACCATCAATACTGGCCATAATTACTACGCTACCAATATTATTATTATTAACTAAATTTACTAATTTGTCAATGTATTGTTTAAATTTAGTTTCATCAATCATAAGATTGCTTACCAAATTAAGTTCCAGTGTTGTTTTACTATTTGATAGCAAATCTAATAATTTATCTGTTTCTTTTAACAAAAACGGTTCGCCACCAAGTATGTTTAATCTCTCAAGAGTGTGTTTATGCTCTTCAAACCATTGAAAAAATCTATCTAATGTTTCAAGATATTCTGTGCGATCGTATTCAAATGTGTTTTCTAATGCAGGATTGTATTCAATTTTACCAAATTTATTAATTTCTTGAACCCATGTAGAACTCAATACTGGCGAACAATATAAACAACTCAAATTACAAGTGTTGTTAAAAAACACTTCTAGTAATTTAGGATTGGTTGTAGTGTTCAAATCATCAGGAATTAATGTTGGAATTTGATTATGACTTTGTCTATCGCTTTTTCCACCAATTTGTTCCGTTCGACTACAGTACTCACATCCACTAGGCCAGTTGCCTTTTAACATTTGTTCTCTATCTGCAATTTTAATTGGGATATTATGAAAATCAAAAGTTTTGGTATTGAATGTTGCAACAGGATTATGAAAACAACTTTTGGTTTTACCGTTGTTTAAAAATATAGTGGACCAAGCCCACTTGAGTTTGCACGCCGTAGAGCTTGGCGGTTCCCACAAATTGGTCATTACTCTGCTGATTCTTCTTCAACAACAGATGTGTTTTCTCGTTGGTTTTTAAAATCTTCCATTACCTTGTCCAAACACCCATCTTCGTTGTTTTCCCATGCTTTGCGGAACTGTTTGATAATTTCACCGTCACTAGTCACAAACATGAGTCGATTGCCATCTTTCTTGAGTAGGCCTTTTTTCTCAGCCAGGTCAGTTAGTCCGCTATACGGATTCATGCCTGTTTCATACGGAATCTTAACTTGCATGCCTTCAAAAGGTTTGGCATAACGAGTTTTCATTACTTTACAACCAGCACGAATGCCCATAACATCAGAAATCTTGTTGCCATCTTCGTCTTCTTTCAGCTTCATTTTTTTCATGGCTACCACAATACTGGACGCATAGATAAAACCTTGGCCGCCTGAAATCTTATCATCTGGATCAAACATGTCTTGACTAGCGTATGTGTGGTTGGTACAAACCATGCCCACGTTATAACTGCCGAACATATTCACGCAGTTACGAACCAATGCTGTAAGTGCTTTAGGCTTACGACCCATGTCACCTTTTAGGTCGCCTGCTTCAAATTGATTCATATCTGTTGGAGTTAGCAACATACCTAATGAATCAATAACAAACAAAACTTTCATGCGCTCACCATCGGGTAACGCTTTATAGTCTATCATGAAAGTCGAAATTGTCTTGGCAACATCATCAATCATGGCCATATTAAGTTTAAGCAACTTATCCTCGCTAGTATCAACGCCCAATGCATGTAGCCATTGTTCGTCAAGCGCATTTTCTGTATCGACCAAAATAACAAAAATGCCTTGTTCTTGTGCGTTCTTGACAATGTTGCCTGAACAAATATATGATTTGCCAGCACCCGATTCTCCGGCAAATACAGTAACCTTGCCCAACGGAATGCCCTTGTTAAAGTCACCCGAAATAAGATAGTTCAAGGCAAAATTGCCTGTACTAATCCAGTCTGTTGGATCATTAAATCCAATACTAAGACCATCAATGCTCTTAGTGATATCCTTGCGGAATTTTGATATATCAAATGGTTTTCCCATGTTTCACCTGTAGTTAAGAAGAAAAGCACAAGAGATTTCTCCCTTGTGCGTATAGTGCTATATTACGCCTTTTGACGAGCGCGAATCATTGCCAAAATATCGTTGGCATTTTGTGTTGCAGGTTTGGCTTCCACTGGTGCAGAAGCTGCTGCCGGCTCTTCATCATCAAAACTACTAGATGTAGCTGGTGCGGCTTTGACTACAGGTGCTGGTGTATCTTCATCAACATCCGTTGTTGCCGGGGCAGATGTGCCTGCAGGAGCCGAGACTCCGGCTGGACGGAAGTAAGCACCCCAACGCTCGGTGTCGTAGCTTTGACCATCAACACTTGCTTCAAACATTTCTTTGATAACCTTGAGTTCAACATCACCTGGCTTCTTGGGCATAAATGTGCTCAAGTCAAACAAGCCATATTGCTCAATGGCCGCTTGTTCAGCTTCGGTAAGTGCTGTTTCTTTACGAGCCCATTTGCTTCCGTTGTAGTCAGCAAAGCCGCCTTTGCTACCTTTTGAAATACGGAAGTCCAAGCCACGTAGGTAGTCAGTTGGCAATTCTTCCAACTCTGGATCCATTAGGGCACCTTTGATGGTGGTAAAGATCTGAGGACCAATGATGAAACGGCGGATTGGATTCTCTGGAGTTTTGTCATCGCTAAGTGGATTTTCACGCACAAAGCCTTGGAAAATATAACTGCGTTTCTTCCAATACTTGCGACCCATTTCTTCTAAGGATTTGTCTTTGAACCAAGTGCGAACTTCGGTAAGCACTGGGCAAGTCTCGCCCCACATTTCCACGCAAGGAACTTGAACATAGACCTGTTTGGATTCCATTTCACCCTTGATGCCATTGAATGGCAAACGAATCATGGCTCGTTCTTGCCAAAAGAATGTGTTTTTGGTATTGCCGTCTGGTAGGAAGCGTAGTGTGGCGCTTTGACCTTCTTCCATGTTCCAGTGTGGGTAAATGGCGGAGTCACCGCCTGTAGAGTTGCCACCGCCTTGTTTTGATTCGCTAGCGGCCAATCGTGCGCGAATTTCTGCTAAAGATGCCATAATAAGTTGCCTTTCAAATTGTTTATGGTTGTTGCCTATCTAAGATTAGATGTAGTTGCCTGTGATACTAAAGAAAAAAGCGTATGCACTGATGTAGTATATACGCTTTACTTCTCAGCGTCAAGTAATATTTATGACGCGGTTGCTCAGAATGTTATTTTACTTCCTCAAACCAGAAAGTTCTTTGAGACGATCTAAGAATGACAAGTCTTTGGCTACTGGTTTCATTTTACCACTGTGCCCGTATTGACCAGCTAGAGGGCTTTCTTTTTCATTCACTGGTGTATTTGGGCCACCTAACATGCCTTTAGGCAAATCCATTGCACTACCACTGCTGCCACCACCTGCTGGTTTAGGCAATGCTGTAGGATTAGCTGGCACCGCTGTGCCCATATCTTTAAATGTTGGAGTTCCAGGTTTAGTGCTATATCCAGGATTGCCAACAGATCCCCACTTGCCCGGAACAACTTTACTTACATCAACATGCTGTCCTGTAGTTGCATCTGTTCTAAATATTGGGCCTTGGCTTGCGCCAGCGCCAATCTGGCCATTAAATTTTGGACCATCGTTTTCGCCTTCGTTAGTTTCTTTGTCTGGACTACCCATATCACCTAGCTTGTCGCCAATAGCGGCGCCAATCATTCCACTAATAGGAGTAAGTTCTGGAGCAACCAATTCACCAGCAACGCCGCCGGCCAAAGCGCCTATCTGGCCTTCGTCAGTTTCTTTTTCCTCATCTTCCATAGCCGATGGAGTTGGGTTAAGCCCCCAACCTTCTTCTTCTAAATCTTGCTGATCTTGTTTTATTGATGTATCATCAATAAAGGCATCGGTTTTGTCGCCGCCAATAGTTTCTACATCGTCTAATTCATCTTCGGCAATTTCTTCTTCATAATCCGGGGCTGGATTCTCTTGTGGGTTTAAACCTGCGTGTTTAAGGATGGTGCTCAGATCCGAAGCGTATTCGGGATACGCCAGTTCGTGAGTTCCAGCTGGATCCTCAGTCTGTGTGTGAGTATCTTTTAATTCTTCAAAATAATTAGGGCGTTGGCGTTCGCCTTGTGGCATTTGATCCGGTGTTGGATCCATTGACCACTTTTTACGAGGTTGTGTTGGAGGTAGCACTGGCTGTCCATCTTCATCAACTTCTTCAGGTGTGTCTAAATCAGCAGGAGTTGCCTCAGGAGGATTCATTTCATATTTGTTATCAACTTGTAAATTGTCAATAACTTCTCTTACATCAGGATGATTGCTTAGTTCTTGCAAGCGATCGTAGATAATCTGTCGGGCATCAGCATTGGCATCGCGATCTGCTAGAGCTTCAAGCTGATCAAACAAATGATCATCGCCTAACAAATTGTATAGTTGTTCTGTGGCATTGGTAGCATCTGCGCCCACTGGTAAATCTTGTTGCATCAACTCAATCAATTGATTGCGTTTTTCTGGTGTGTCTGGCAACTGCCATGTACCTTCCATGAGATTATTTGCCCATGCTTCAAATATGTTAGATTCTTTCATTGCAGTTTCCTGTTGTTGTATTTTTGCCAATAGTGGCAATGCATCTTCAATGCGTGGATCGATAGTTTGTGTTACAAATAAATGTTTGAGTCCTTCAATAACTACCTGTTGTTCAGTAATTTCTGTTGGGTTCCATGATTCAAAATAGGATTTATATCCGCGGGCACCAGTTAAACTTTTCAATGAGCGTTGCAAATTTTCGTAATACACATTGGTTTGCTCAACCAACTGTGCTGTATCGCCTTCAAGCAGTTGTCCATGATTGGCTCGACGAAAACGACTTAATACTGATAGTTCCATAACCATGTTAGTAATATGTTGTCCGCGAGCATCGTACGGCTTGCCGCCTTGGCGTACATGTTCAAGCATGGCTTTACCGGCAGTTAAGTTTTTAAATCCTAATTTAAATCTTTCGTTTTCAGCAGTTTCAATAAACAAACTTTCAACGTAGCGAAAACGTGCTTCGTCCTCACCCAATGCCCGCTTGTGTTTAATCATGAGTCTTGCTTCGGTTGGGTTTCCGTTCCAGCTTACATCTCGTTTGCCTTGCCAACTTTCAAACAGGCCTTCTTTGATAGCGGCCTGTCCTTGCATGCTGTAACGTAGGTGATTAAGATTTTTTATACCAAAATCCATAAAATTGTTACGCACAGCAAAATTCTTCAGTTGCTCTAAAAATGCAAACCACTCGTCTTTGTCTGAGCCTTCCATGGTCTTGCCCACGTTATCTGTACAATAAACATCAAATTCGTTGTCATCACTCAGCATGATTACAACAGTGCCATAATCTTTGCCAGATTCGGCACGAAAATCAAAACTGAATATTTCAGCTTTGGCAGGATCCAGTGCTGATTTTCCAGAACTATCGAGTATTTCAGGATA